TAAATGGTGTGTCGGTTGGGTCTGGTACAGTATCAACAAATTTTTCTCAACAAAATGGTTTTATAGGTTCGGCATATGCTGGGTCAGGTAACATGATGATAGGGTACATATCCGATCTTCGTGTGGTCAAAGGTACAGCAATATACACAGCCGCATTCACACCACCTACAGCACCACTAACAGCAATTGCAAATACAAGTTTATTAACATTACAAAACAATCAACCAGTAAACAACAATCTGTTTTTAGATAACAGTACAAATAACTTTTTAATAGACAGATATGGTAATGCAACTCAAGGTACATTTAGTCCTTATGGTGGTAACTGGAGTAATTTCTTTGATGGTACTGGAGATTATCTTTCTTTAGCTGACAATGCAAATTTAAATCCAGGAACACAAGATTTCGTCATGGAAGCATGGGTATATCTTACAGGTACAACAGGTAACAATCAAGGTATCAATGGTAAAGGAACTCCGAGCACAGATGGATATACATTATTTGTAACTGACGCTTTAGTGTTATCTTTTATTTGGAATGGCACCGGAGGAACAACAATAACTGGTGGCACACTAGGACTTAATACATGGAATCATGTTGCTGTAGTTAGAAATAGCAACGTGATTCGTTTATATCTCAATGGAGTAGGCGCTGTTTCATCTACTGCTTGCACAACAGATATTACATCAACAGCAACTAAATTTGTTGGTCAAGCTCGTGGTGGTAATCCTATATTGGGTTACATGAGTAATTATAGAATGACCAAAGGTTCACTCCCTTCAGGATATGACGCAACATCAGCCAGTCTTACACCACCAATTGCACCCCTTACGGCAATTTCTGGTACATCTTTGTTGACTTGCCAAAGTAATCGTATAGTAGATACTAGTATAAACAACTTTGCTATTACAAAGAACGGAGATGTTTCAGTACAGCGTTTTAGTCCATTCAATCCATCATCAGTAACACCAACAAGTTATAGTGGATACTTTGATGGTACTGGGGATTATTTACAAGTTGCAAGTAATGCTCTGATGTACGGACCAGCGTTTACATTAGAAGGATGGTTTTATTACACAGCAGCCGGTATAACAGATACGATTTTGTGTTCATCAACCCCTGGAAATGGTGGAATCGCAATTGCTTACCAAAGTTCTACTGCTTGGGGATTAGCATCTAGTGGTGTTGCATATAGGTTAACTACAACTACACTTCCTACAGTTAATGCGTGGAATCATATTGTTGTGGGACGGGCTAGTACTGGAACAAATCAAACTAGTATTTGGTTGAATGGAACCAGGGTTGCAAATGGAACAGTTACAGATACTTTTGCTGTAACTTCTCTTTTTTATATTGGCTGGGACACAGTGACAGCAAATAAGTATTTTACGGGGTACATATCGCAATTTAGATTTGTGAGGTCTGATGTCTATGGAGTGAGCAATACATCAATCACTGTTCCTACAACACCACTAACCGCTATAGCAAACACATCCCTGTTAACATTACAATCACCAACATTTATAGATAACAGTACAAACAACTTTACTATATCTGCATTTGGTAATAGTCAGCCAACACAACAAAACCCATTCGGTTTTACTAGTGCAACTACAGAAGGTTATACAGTAAGTACAATAGGCGGTAGTGGATACTTTGATGGTACTGGAGATTATCTAGATGCAGGTGCAAAACCGGCATATGCATTTGGAACTGGATCATGGACTGTTGAAGCATGGGTATATGTAACAACACTCCAAGAAATTCTTCTTTTTGACACAAGAAGTGGTGCATCTACTGCTGGCATAGGTTGTAATATTTGGTCTGATGGTAAATTGTATTACTCTGGAAGTTCAAATAATCTTCTTACTTCAACTGCAATTACAGCTAACACATGGAATCATGTTGCATGGGTCTATAACGGAACAACACTTACTGGATATATAAATGGTGTAAGTGGTGGTACTGCAACACCAAGTTTTAACATTACACAAAATAATGGTATTATTGGGCGAGTTGGATTTGCGGCCTCAGGCTATATGCTTGGTTATATATCTGATTTGCGAGTAATTAAAGGCACAGCACTATATAAATCTAACTTTGTACCGCCAGCACAAACACTAACAGCAGTACAAAATACAGTATTACTAACCAATATGACCAGTGCTGGTATCTACGATGCCGCAATGATGAATAACATGGAAACTGTCGGTGATGCAAAACTAAGTACATCAATAAGTAAGTTCGGCGGTACTAGTATGAGTTTTAATGGCTCAACAGATTGGTTGTCTGTTCCAAATATTACAAATCTTCGCTTTGGCACAGGTGATTTTACAGTTGAATTGTGGGCGTATTGGAATTCGCCTGTAGCGGAAGGCGGTTTTGTCGGCGGCACTAATCAGGGCAGTATGGACTTTTCGTATACGGGATCGACATTACGCATTGGCAGAATTGACCTATCATGGGATAGCATATTTTCATCATGGACGCCTACCGCTAATGTTTGGTATCACATTGCATTTACCCGCAATAACGGAATAGCAAGAGCATTTGTTGATGGCGTACAAATAGGTTCAAATTCCGGAAATACAAACACTTACACTCCAGTCGGGCCTTTACTTGTTGGTAAATCTTCTGGAAATGACAGAAGGCTTAATGGTTACATAGATGACCTACGCATCACCAAAGGTTATGCTCGGTACACCGCCAACTTTTCACCGCCGGCCGGATCATTTAAAATCAAGTAAAGATAAATATAACAATAAAACTTTACGGTATCACCTCTAAAATTTAAAACCAAATAAGCATAAATAGTACATGGCACTAACAAAAATACAACCAGAAAACTTAAACTCAGCTAATGACTTCTCCTCATTGGTCACCTCAGTATTCGCAATTGCAAACTCAGCATACGTACAAGCAAACACCGCAACGAATGATGCTGCAACTGCAGCTAGCAATTATTTTCCAACCGGAGACTATGGTTCCGTTTTACCGGCTGTAGGTACTTTAGATGAAGAAACCGTTGTCATATATGATTTAAAGACTGAACCTACATCACCAGCAAATTTCTTCCTAGTAGTGGACCTTGGGCCACTCTAAACATAAATAGAATATAAAAAAAGGACTTTTAAATGCCAACACAGATACAATTAAGAAGAGGTAGTACTGTACAAACGTCTACCTTTACTGGCGCAGCTGGTGAGATTACAGTAGATACCGATAAGAAAGTCGTTGTTGTACACGATGGTGCTTCTGCTGGTGGTATTCCTCTTGCACGTGCTAATCACACTCAAGCGGCATTTGATGCTGCCAATGCTACATCAACTGGTTCATCATCTGCTGGTTCATATGCTAACTCTGCATACTCAACGGCAAACACAGCTGCGACAAATGCAACTACGGCCGACCAACGTGCTGTAACATCTGGTGCCTATGCTAATGCGGCTTTTGCTGCGGCTAATGCCAAGTTCTCTGCTTCTGGCGGCACTATTTCTGGTGACGTTGTTGTCACTGGTAACTTGAGTGTTTCTGGTAATGTGTTCAACGTTGATGCAACAAATCTAAACGTTGAAGATAATATGATTTATCTGAACGCAAATAATACTGTTGCCAATCCAGACCTTGGATTTGCAGGTAATTATAATGATGGTGCTTATCACCACACAGGTATGTTCCGTGATGCAACTGATGGTACTTGGAAGTTCTTTTATAACTACGATCCAGAACCAGATGCATCTCCGTATATCGACACAGGTCATGCCACATTTAGAATTGCTAACTTAACGGCCAACTTGATTACTGATGTAGCAACTATCCGTGGTTACGATCCAATTAATCACACAAACGTTGCGTACACTCATGCTAATGCTGCTTTCACGGCAGCCAACAATTCAGTAGATACATGGGTTCGAGCAGCTGCCAACTCAGCATCGTCTTATGCCAATGGTGCTTTTGGTGTTGCTAATACTGCTACAACAAATGCAGCAACAGCCGATCAACGTGCAGTAACGGCCGGTGAATATGCCAATGCTGCATATGGTGTTGCTAACTCTGCAAGTTCATATGCTAATGGTGCTTTTACACAGGCAAACTCTGCATTTAATAACGGTACTTCTGCGTCTTCATATGCGAACGGTGCTTTCCAAGCTTCCAATGCAGCCAGTTCATATGCCAACTCTGCATATGCCAAGGCTAACACAGGCGGTGGTTCAGGACTATTCAACTCTGCAATCAACGTAGCAACTGGTTATGCAGTTACAAGTTCTTTGGCAAACGCTGTAGTGTTCTCTGCCAATGCGACAATCTATTCGATCTATGTAACAAACATTGGTCCAGATGTTAATGCTGCCGTGACTGTTACTGCTGACTTTACACCAACAGGTTCTTCTGCAAACGTTTCGATGTTCAGAAATATTCCAATTCCATCTCGTTCTTCTGTAGAAATGTTGAAGAAACCACAAGTTGTTAAGGCAAATGACATTATCAAAATGCAGTCGTTTGTCAATGGTGCAGCTGCAAACTCTAATGCACACGTAACTATTGTATATGAAACTACTGCGTTGTCTTCGTTTGATAGAGCAACTGCATTGGCTGGTACAGGTTACTCCACACTTTATACTGCAACAGGTAGTCCAGCAGTTATTGAGAGTATCAAAATTGTTAATCAAGATACTGCATTTGGTAACCACGCAATCAGTATTATCTGGACAAACTCAAGCAATACGATACAAGGTTACATTGCCAAAGACATTATTTTACCTGCGAACTCCACAATCGAGTTATGTGAGGCACCAAAATATTTGTACTCTGGTGATAAACTAGATATATATTCATCATACGCCAACGTAGTGTCGGTGTTCGCTTCAGCTAAACGTACAACATAAGAGAATCATTATGGCAATTAGTGGAATATTAACAACTCAAAATCACTATAATCAGAGAGCTAGTGGGTTGTGGCCAACTATTTTTACTAGTGCAGCTTTACCAAATACACAATGGATTTCAACTTTATCAACAACTAGCACTAATGAATTTTATGGTTCTGTAAAAGTAGACTCTTCTGGAAACGTTTATTGTCTTAGCCTTTTAAATTCTACTGATATAGTTTTAGTAAAATATAATTCAGCTGGTACTATACAATTTCAAAAAAAATATACAAATTCTTCTTCAAGCACATCTTTTGGCTTTTCTGGAGGTTCATTGTTTATTGATAGTTCCAATAATGTTTATATGACTGGTGGTTATGTTCTTGGTGGATACTACTCTGGATTTGTAATTAAAACAGATTCTACTGGATCAATTTTATACCAAAAACGTTTTTATGCAGCATCTAGTGCTGAAAACTTGCAGGCAAATGGAATAGCTGTTGATAGTACAGGAAATGCTTATATTATAGGTACTTCTCAAGGATTTCCAATAAACAGTGGTCAAATTGCATATTTACTTAAACTTGATTCGAGTGGAACAGGTCAATGGTCAATAAATTTTGATGCTCGCACAAGTACTGGCTCTGATTTGGTTATAGATTCTTCAGATAATGTTTTAATGTCTGGATATTCCACTTCTGGTGGTGGCAGTTCCACTGTTAACCAACATTATATTGTAAAAATTAATTCAGCTGGCAGTTCAGTGTGGCAAGCTGGTATATCTTCCAGCAGTGGTTATGTGCTTGGCCAAGGTATATCATTAGATAGTAGTAATAACATATATATCACTGGTGGTCATTACGGTTCATATTATTCAGTATATACAGCCAAAGTAAATTCGAGTGGATCATCTGTAGTTTGGGGAAAAATTTACGATGCTGCTGGCTCATTTGGATCAGCTACTGTTACTGATAACACAGGCAATTCTTATACTGGTTCGTATTATCCTTCTGGGAGTGACAATCGGTCAGTCATAATGAAACACGATTCAAGTGGCACACTCCAATGGCAAAGAGTTGTTAATAAAGTTAATACAACCGATAGTGATTTCAGAACAGTATTAGATTTAGATAATACTGGTGATTTTTATGGTGCAGGATCTGCAACTAATACTACCGATCAAGATTCTATTGTTTATAAGTTGCCTACGGATGGTACAAAAACAGGTACATATACAGTTGGTGGCCGATCTATTGTTTATGGCAGTGCTGATTTTCCAACCCAAGCGGTTTCTCTTAGTATTGGTAGCAATCCTTCACATACACTTATCACAGGTGGATTAACTGTTGGATCGGTTACGTTTACTGTAAGTGACCATACTGCAACTTCTTCAACTACAACGGTATAATAAACAATGGCAGAAACAAATATTACAGGCCCTCTTTGGGGTTACGAACACCGAAGCAGAAGACTTGCTGGGTTGTGGCCAACTGCGGTACTTTCATATGCATTAACTCCAGCAGCAAACAACATAAATGAGGGTTCAGCCTTAACACTTAACGTAACAGGTGATGGTATTACTAATGGAACATATTACTGGACTATTGATTCAAACGCTGGTGATTTTGGAACATCTTCCGGTTCATTCACGATTACATCAAATGCTGGTTCATTTACAGTAACACCAACGGCTGACTTAACAACAGAAGGTGCTGAAACATTTACAGTATCAATTAGATCAGGTTCTACTTCTGGAACAATATTAGCGACAACATCAAACTTAACAATTAACGATACAAGTTTGACACCATCATATACATTAACTCCTGCAGCTAATAATATTAACGAAGGATCGGCACTAACAATTAATGTTTCTGGTTCAAATATTGTTAATGGAACATACTATTGGTCTATTGATTCAAACGCTGGTGATTTTGGAACATCTTCTGGTTCATTCACCATAACATCAAATGCTGGTTCATTTACAGTAACACCAACGGCCGATTCTTCAACTGAAGGTGCTGAAACATTCACAGTATCAATTAGGTCTGGTTCTACTTCTGGTACCATATTGGCTACAACATCAAACTTAACAATTAACGATACAAGTATAACTGCAGTTATTGGTCAAGCAGCATACACATCAGTAGGAACTTATACTTGGATAGCACCAGCTGGTGTTACTGCCGTTAGTGTCGTTGCTGTTGGCGCTGGTGGTTCGGGAGGTTCAGGCGCTGGCGCCTCGTTTCAAGTTGCAGGAGGCGGTGGCGGTGGCGGTGGATTAGGTTGGAAAAATAATATATCAGTAACACCAGGAACAGGTTATACAGTAGTAGTTGGTACAGGCGGAACTTCAATTACTGGCCCAGCAAATGGTAATGGGGGTGGTGAAAGTTATTTCATTAATTCGGGTACGGTTCGTGGCGCAGGCGGTGCAGGTGGCTCGTCTTTCACCAGTACCGGTGAAACTGCAACTACTGCAGGCGGATCCTACACAGGGGATGGTGGTGGTTCCGGCGGCGGCGGCGGCAGAGGCGAAGGCACTGGAGTAGGTGGCGGTGGTGGTGGTGCCGCCGGATATGCTGGCGATGGTGGCCGAGGAGGAAATGGAACTTATGTAGCAGGAGTAGAATCGGGTCAAGCAGCACCAAGTGGTGGCGGAGCAGGTGGTGGCAGTTCCGGCGTTCGAGTCGGCGGCGGGTATCCTAATTCTGCAGCCGGTGGCGGCGGAGTGGGCATTCTAGGACAAGGGGCATCTGGATCAGGAACATCTACTCCAGTAAATGGGCAGTCGAGTGGAACAGTGTATGGAGGCAATGCTGGTAGCGGAGGAACCAACGGTACTGGAACTACATATTCTCCGCCAAATTATTATACAGTAAATAATTCAGGCGGCGGCTACGGCGGTGGCGGCGGTGGCACTTACGGTGGGACAACTGGCGCCGGCGCAAATGGAGCAGTCAGAATTATATGGGGCACCGGTCGTTCATTCCCATCTACACTTACCACAGATCAATAAAAAAGGAGAACAAAATGCAAGAACAACTTTATATTGAAACTGAAAACGGTTTAATAAAAAACCATCCTGCGTATGAAAGTAATTTAATTCAATCTTTTGGTTCAGTACCATCCAATTGGATACCGTTCACCCGTGTTGAGCGTCCTAAACCTAGTAGTTACCAAATTGTTTTAGATGATACGCCTGTTTATACAATAGTAGATGGTGTTTGCATGGATGTTTGGTCAGTGCGAGAAATGACGGAAGAAGAAAAAACAGAATATGATAATCAAAAGAAAAAACTAGAAGAATTTTTGGCCACACAGATATAAAAAATGTGATTTGATTAATCAATAACAAAACAACAGAGCAAAACAAATGAGTCTTTTAAACGATATTTTTACATTACGTAAAATGAATGACCTACGAGCAGATGGTTTGTGGCCAACCACTGTGGCTCCACCACCTCCAACATATACATTAACTGCTGCAGCTAATAATATTAATGAAGGTTCATCTTTAACACTTAATGTTTCTGGTGCAAATATAACCAATGGAACATACTATTGGTCTATAGACTCAAATGCCGGCGACTTTTCTACATCTTCTGGTTCTTTCAGCATCACATCAAATGCTGGTTCTTTCACAGTAACGCCAACTGCAGATTCTTCAACTGAAGGTGCTGAGACATTTACAGTTTCTATCCGGTCTGGTTCTACCTCTGGAACAATATTAGCTACAACATCAAACTTGACAATCAATGATACAAGTATAACAGTAGTTCAAGGTCAAACAGCATACACTACTGCTGGAACATATTCGTGGACTGCACCAGCTGGAGTTACTTCGGTGTCTGCAGTTGCAATAGGTAGCGGAGGTGGCGCAAGCGGTGTGAACTCTAATTACGACTCGGCCGGCGGTGGTGGAGGTGGACTTGGTTGGAAAAATAATATATCAGTAACACCAGGATCTTCTTATACTGTTGTAGTTGGTTCTTACGGCAATGAAGGCCAGGGAAACCAAAGTTACTTTATATCTGGCGGTACAGTTGCTGGTAATGGCGGCGGCGGCGGACAGTTCAATGGTGGTGGTGGTGGAGCCTCTGGTGGCAGCGGTGGTGGTTATACTGGCGATGGCGGCGGCAACGGTGGTAATGGCGGAGACGCACCACAGTACGGTTATTATCCTGGCGGTGGCGGTGGTGCTGGTGGATATTCAGGTGGCGGCGGTTACGGGGCAGCAGGATATGAGGCCAACAGTACAGCTGGCGGAGGTTATGGTGGTGGCGCAGGCGGTGGTACAACTGGTAATGCTGGTGGAGGTGGAGGTGGCACAGGTATATTGGGTGAAGGTGCCAGTGCAACAGCAAGATCGCCACAAGGTGGCGGCGGATTTGGCGGATCAGGCGGCGCCACTGGCCAATCCAGCGGCGGAATTTACAATAATGATGGGAATGCTGGCGGTGCCGGTGGTGCTTATGGTGGTGGCGGCGGCGGTTCCACTAACGGTGGTGGAAGACGAGGATCTTTCGGTGCTGATGGAGCAGTCAGAATTATATGGGGTTCAGGTCGTTCATTCCCATCAACAAACACCGGTAATGTATAAAAGAGTAAAAAATGGCTGCACCAGTAACAAGAACCGAATTTAAAGATTATTGTCTTCGTAGACTAGGGTTTCCCGTTATTCAAATTAACGTGGATGATGACCAAGTTGACGACCGAATTGATGATGCACTACAGTTTTTTCACGACTATCATTTTGATGGTGTTGAAAAGATTTACATGAAGCACAGAATTACACAAGACGATATTGACCGCAAATTCATTTACTGTCCTGATCCAGTTATCTTTGTAACTAAAATATTTCCGTTTGATGATTCTAATTCATCAATCAATATGTTTGACCTTCGTTACCAATTGCGTCTACATGATTTGTATGACTTCACATCGGTATCTTATGTGTCATATGAAATCACAATGCAACATATCACAACATTAAATATGTTGTTCTCTGGTTACCCACAGCACCGATTCAATCGTCACCAAAACAAAATCTTCTTAGACATTGATTGGTCACGTGATGCAACTTTAGGTGAATATGTGGTTATTGAATGTTATCGTAAGTTAGTGCCTGATACTATAACGTTAACTGGTACAGTAACGGCAACAAACACATCAAACCTAATCACAGGTACTGGTACAACATTTGACCAACAAATTATTGAAGGTGATATCATTACAATTAGTGGACAAGATGCACAAGTTAATCGTATCATTTCACCAACACAAGCATATCTAACCACAAACTTAGCAATAAGTGTAACCACTGCAACAGCCACAAAGACTGGTGTATCTGATGTTTGGGATGATAGATTTTTAAAACAGTATGCCACGGCTTTGATTAAATACCAGTGGGGTACCAACCTGTCAAAATTTGCTGGTGTTCAGATGCCAGGTGGAGTTACGTTAGATGGTCCTCGAATTATGGCTGAAGCACAAGTCGAAATCGATAAGATTGAAACTGAGATGCAAGCCTACAACGTACTACCTCCAGAAATTTTGACTGGTTGATGAATGCCTACAAATTTTTACTTTCAACCATTTCCAACAGGAATTACTCAAGAACAACTACTAGTTGAAGACTTGGTAATTGAGGCCATGCAACAGTATGGTATGGACGTGTTTTATCTACCACGATCTAGTGCAGACCCGAATGGTGCAGACCCTTTGTATGGTGAAGACCCACTAAAACAATATACAGTTGCATTTCCAATTGAAGTCTACTTGGAAAATGTTACAGGCATGGATGGTGAACAAGACTTTATTTCTAAGTTTGGTCTTGAGATTCGAGATGAAATAACACTACTGATTTCTCGCCGTAGATTTAAATATGCCTCTGGTGCCACAAACTATAGTATACCTAGACTTGGTGACTTAGTTATTAACACTGGACCAAACCGCCCAATGGAAGGTGATTTAATTTACATTCCATTGATGCAAAACTTTTTTGAAATAACTTTTGTTGAACATGAAAATGACCAAGCAATGTTCTACACATTAGGTCGTGGACGTGGTGGCAATGTTTATGTTTATGCATTGAAACTGAAACAGTTCGTATTATCTGATGAGTTGATTCAAACTGGTCGCACAGAGATAGACGAACAAGCATTTGATTCATACAAGAGAACACGTTTAGATGTACCTGTCAATGGCACAGGCAAATTTACAGTTGGTGAGTTTGTTTATCAAGGTTCATCATTGGCAACTGCAAACGCCAAAGCTACCGTACACACAACGGTTCCTGGTCGACACTTGGATGTTGTTAATGTCAAAGGTCAGTTTACAGTTGGTGTAACTATTATTGGTGCAACCAGTGGTGCAACATGGGCATTAGAAACTGCAGCAGACGATATGCCAACAGACAGTGTGTTTGAAGATGTGGCAGACAACAACATTATTCAAGATGAAGGTGACGATGTACTAGACTTCACTGAACATAACCCATTTGGTGAACCTTAATGCTAGGTAATGCACACTTCTATAACAGAACCATACGAAAAGTTGTCGTAGGTTTTGGCACACTATTTAACGACATTCAGTTGATTCGTTACACCAGAGATATGGCAACAGAGGTCGAAAGATTTAAAGTGCCTTTGTCTTATGGTGCCAAAGAAAAATACTTAACTCGTTTGGCCTCCGATCCAGACTTAACAAAATCTATTGCAATATCTGTGCCTAGAATTTCATTTGATATGGTAGGTATGTCATATGATTCTAGTCGCAAAGGTGTTACTACTAACCGAAACTTTTCAGTTGGTGCAAATAACAGTTCATTAAAGTCACAATACGGACCAATACCATATAACTTTGATTTTAACTTATCAGTATATGTTCGTAATACAGAAGATGGTGCTCAGATTATGGAACAAATACTTCCATTCTTCA